TCATCAGAATACTTTTTTTTATACCAATAAAATTCATCAGGAAATTCAAGACGATAATAAACCATCTCATTATAAGAGACAACCTCAAACTTACCACCAAAACTAAACTCCATTCTTGGTTGAGATTTATGCGTCTCAATCTCTTTGAGGAGGTCAAGTTTCTTTTGTAATACTTTTATTTCTGCTTCTGTTTTTTCAATATCAGTCATTTTTCTCCTGTTCTAAAACATTACGAGCACGGTCAGCAATCTGTCTCAAACTAATGCGAGGGTCATTATAAGATGTGGGAGTCCAATTATCACACCAACTATCAAGTTCAATAATAACTCGTTCTAATGCTGATTGGGTTTTAGTCATTTTTTAATCTCCTCTATCCATACATTTACAATACCATTAGACAAATCCTTTTCATTATTATCTTCATCATAAACAGAGAGTTCTACATTATCAGGAGGATTAAGAACTTCTTTGAGATATTCTGCGAGTTGTTTGTTTTCAATCATTTGAGTGCCTCCAGTTCATCAGCAATCTCAAGAATATCATTTGATTTTACCATATAAGTTCCATCTTCCCAACTCTCATAATCACTTACAATAGCACGAATAGCAGCAGCAATCACCTTTGCTCTGTCTCCTTGTTGTGGTCGTAGTGTAAGTTCCATCGTGGCATCTACGATTTTTTGTGCTCTGGTAGTCATTTGTAATCTTCTATGTAAGTTTGATAATCAAAATCTTCCTTATCAAATTGTTTAATCTCCCCATCTAAACAAGCAATAAGTTTTACGACCTGATAGTATTCTTTGAATTTTTCCTTATTATTCAATTCCTCATAGGCATCTTCTTCTGTGAGATAAATGAACTGATCAGTCTTGTGTAAATCAGCATAGACCTTACCATCCTGCCTCTTCAACATAATCACATAGAATTCAGTCATTCTTCATCCTCCTCTTCATCACCTTCCCAGTCAATCTCAACGGTTTCAAACTGTTTTACATCAGTGTAAGGCATAGGATTTGCAGGTCCTCCCATCTCATTATGGATTATATCAAACAATTGATTAATCACTAAACTCTCAAAGTCTTCTTGATCTGGATAATACTCCCAGTCCTCAAACATTTCAGTTGTGGGAGCAAGTGTGAGAGTTCGGGTGTAAGTTACTGTGACTGCTTTGAGTTGGATTTTAGTCATTTTAGTTCCTCTTCATCGTGTTCAATTTGAAAGATAGCATTTAGAAACTCCAGAGCATACTTACCAACAACCCAGGCATCTTTGTCCTCAAAGAACCTATCTCCGATGGTTCTCATATCGTATCCTTCTTTGTCTTTATCAAAGAAAGCAACTACACAACAAGTTTCACCGTGAGTTTGAGTATACCACTTGACAAGTTCATATTTGTTGTTGCATTTACTCCAACGGAACTCGATGTTACGAAATCTCATTTTGAATAAAGACAAGAACTAATACGACCAGGAGTTGCAATTACTTGCCCACCTCTAGCAAGACATTGTGCTTCGATTTGTGGATTGCGGAAGTGTAGGATTGTAAAGGCAAGTACAACAATAACAATACCTACAACTGCTGCAAATACTGATGCTTCAATGTTAGTTTGATTGTTCATTTGTCCTCCAGTTCATCAAGTTTTTCATTCACAAAACCAGTGATGTCAAGTGTGCGTGGATCTACACCTTCATCAAGACAATCAAGATTGAACTCCATCACAGCACCAAGGATCAGACATGCTTTACGCTTGTCATCCAGTGGTTGAGCAATGTAGTTGACAATGTGCTCGTAGAGTTCGTCGTAGGTCATTGATCTGTTGTGTATGAAGTCATTATAGACCAAAAAAGGGTCTCCGTGAAGACCCCTTGTGCCAGTTTCTCAACCGACCCACATACCAGTAATAGTATCAACATCTGCTTGCCTAAACCACCAATAAGGACTTGGTTGGTAGTTATAAGACATCACAGTATCGTTTGTGCTTTCACCATACCACACATCACCATCAGTATCATCGAATGGGTGTTCCATTCCAATAAAGTGACCAAACTCGTGAAGATAAACCCACTGCTTTGGATATGTACCAGTGTATGATTTTACATAAAGGTTCCAAGTATTACCAATACTGGAAATATAAGGAACAGCAAGACCAAGATACTCTGGATTATCTGCGATTACTGGTGTCTCATAAAACTTGAGTTCTGCGTTTTTCTGTTTCTTTACAAGTTTAAAGTCAATACCAATCAAGTTCTCCGCATAAGAAAGCATATCACGGATAAATGCTTTCGGTACACAAGACTTGTGAATAAATGTCTTGACTACCCCATCACTAAGAATAGGATAGGTGAAACCATAATAAGGTTCTGAAAAGAGTTCGTTCATTTTTCATCCCAAAGTTTTACAGATTCTTCCAGAGAAGCAGAAATTCTTCCGTTTAGATTGTCATTGGCAAGTTCCACCTGGGGTTTTGTGTCTGTAAGATGATCGTACAGTAGATCTGCGAATCCATAGTGGGGTCTTGTGCCAGTTTTAATACTGCCACTGGTTGCCACTATCCACATATTATCCAGTTGCTCTTTATCAGGTAGGTTCTTCATTGTTTTCTTCAACAGTTCCCATAGGACCTTTAGGTGCTTTCCTCAATCGTGCAATTTCTTCATCACGGACTTTCCATTCTTCAAACTTCTTATCAAGGTCTTCATCCATCGTCAGTTCATACTCTGCACAAACCTTACGCTGTTCTTCCTCAAGCACACAGTCATTAAAGACCAAAGACATTGCACCACTGCGAATATTTGCAGGACTCATGCCCACACACAACATAAACTTCTCAAAGAGTTTGAAATACTGCTTTGCATTCAGGTCTGCTGCTGGTGCCGTGATAATATAATGCTCTTCAGGAATTGATTCATCATCATAAAATCCAGGATTGAAGGCATTGTAAGTGGAAGTAGCATCGAACTTGAATGTTACTTCAGCTTCGTAAGTCATAATAAATTCTTAGAACATGATTATTATAGTAGATCAATCAGTCATTTCATCATCGTCTGTGCCACTTTCCAAACTGGCACGTACCCTATCCATTACTTCATCCATGGGATATGTCTCTACCTTGCCTAACTCAATGTCCTCACACATTTGCATTAGGTATTCTAGAAACTCTTTGGGATACACATCATCTTCATTCAATGATGCCCAGAACCACTCCACACATTCCGTTTCTGGATCATCTTCTTTCATCAGGGCATAGTTCTCATAGTTGGATGTCATCAGATCAACCCAGATACGAAATGTCATTCGCATACTCTGCCATCCTGTCATCCAGCAGTGTCCAATCCAATATTCCCACCAGTTCATGGTAGTTTTTTTGTTTGCTGTTCCTCTAACTGGTGTGCTAAAGATCATCTTCATTTACTTCAGTATCTTCAAAATATCGATCCCAGTTCCAGGTGCGTTCAATTACACCAATATCAAACCCAAACTTATATGCCCAGAATATAATATTCAAGACACTACCAGTTCCTGATTTGATTTGAATGTATGGCCAACTAGCGTAATCATTCCAACTTAAAGAACCTTGAAACAATGCCCAATACTTTGTATATAAAATTTGGACATACCAGTCATGACCATAATCATAACGATGTTTAAATGAGATCAGTTTCATTGATGAGGTTGACCATAATTTGTTAAATTCTAGCATTAAATCGAAATTCAGTCAAGTAAAAATAAATAATAGTTAATCAATAATTAAAAGTTATGGGAGTTTATTGGGGAACTCAAGAAACAGATTTATTAAATTCGTTGCCTGGTTCTGGAACAGGGGAATTGGTATTAAATTTAGATGCTGGTCTGAGAAGTAGTTATAGTGGATCAGGATCAACTTGGAATGACCTTGCGGGAACTGCTCAGAACGCAACTCTTTTCAACTCCCCTTCCTTTGTGACTGATGATGCTAAAGGTGGTTGTTTTTCTTTTAATGGGACTGATCAATATGCAACTGTTCCAGATGTTACGGGTGTAACTGATTTAGATCGTCAAGATTTTTCATTAGAGTTTTGGATTAAATATGATTCCGATGCAACAACTGCAAAAGTATTTGATAAATCAAATAATGACTCTAGAATACCATTTTCAATAGGATTTAATTCTACAAATAAAACAGTAGACTTTACTATTTCCGATCAAAATACTAACTTTGGTCCTGGTCTTAATATTTTATTAGATTCTGGTTGGACTCATTGCGTTTATTCACTTGATTGGAATCCTGCTTCTCTTGGTTATGGTTACAATCTTTATAAAAATGGTTCTAGTTATAATTTTGGTGGTTTTAGTTCATTTTCTCAAACAATGGCTAATTTTTCTGCACTCTATATTGGAAGAGCAGGAAATGCTTCATCATATTTTAAAGGTAAGATTGCAGTTTTTAGAATTTACACGAAAGCATTGACAGGATCTGAAGTATTATCAAACTATAATGCTTACAAAGGAAAATTTGGGTTATAAAAATGGGATACTATATCGGCACAACAGAAGAAAGTTTTTTAAATTCGTTATCTGGTAATGATGCACTAGTATTAAATTTGGATGCTGGATTAAGAGGCAGTTACAATGGGTCAGGATCAACTTGGACTGACATTGCTGGAAGTAAAGAAAACGGAACTTTAGTTAATTCACCATCATTTTTAACTAATGATGGTGCTAAAGGTGGTTCTTTAGCATTCAATGGAACTAATCAATATGTAACTGTTCCAGATGTTACAGGAGTGACTGATTTTGGATCAGCAGACTTTACAATAGATATTTGGATAAAGGCAAATACATCTGGAATAACAACCAATACAATTGTATATAAAGGTTTTAACTCTTACAGAATATGGTATTATAATTCCGTTACTTATATTGGAGATGATTCTGGAACTAGTGTTGGAAGAAATTTAATAACCGAAAATTCTTGGTGTAATGTTACCTTTACTGTTGATTCTACTGTAACTGGTAGATCATTGAGGATATATAAAAATGGTGTTGTTGTATTTAATTTGGGGGGGTTTGGTGGTCAATATTTGGCAAATGCATCAAATTTACAGATAGGCAGATTAGACAATTCCGAATATTTTGATGGTAGTATAGCAGTTTTTAAAATTTACAACAGAGTACTAACTGCGTCTGAAATCTTAGCAAACTACAATGCTTATAAAGGAAGATTTGGACTTTAATGTTCTTTATTTTTCATTTCATTGATAAGTTCCTGTGCAAGTTTATAAGATTTTCTCCACATTAAATACTTTACGATTGGGTTTGCAGGATTGTTCAGCAACCACCACTTTTGCTTTTCATAATTAAATTTTATTAATTTAAACACATAATAAAAGGCAGCAGCGACACTTTCATCAGTTGCAATTAAATACAGTACTACAGCAAATACAAAAAACCAGGCGTAGTAATTCATTTTCTTAAAGTTTTGATGTATTGTAGCACATGTTCACGAATATACATTAGTTCATGATAACAATGTTGATTGTGAGCACAATTTCTAAGTTCGTGATCTGGTTTCAATACGCTTTCTTCAAATAGAGTGAGTCCACGATTCCATTTCTCGTTAGTTGCATCTTCCATTGTTTTCTCCTATGTTAATCTATTTAACATCAATCGTAACTTACAGATTCCAAAAGAACACCAGGCATAATGTAGGTATGGGGTTGTGTGCTCATAGGAATGTTTCCAAGTTTATATTCCCACTTGTACTCATACTTGTTATGGGAATCCCACGTAAGAAACTGTTTTCCATCCCAACGAAGTTTAACAGTCAACCCAAATTTGTTTGAATATACATTTCTCGTTTTTAAAAATCCTTTATCTTCCCTAGTTTCAACCACAGTACAAACGTCTTCATAATATTGATTTTCATATTCCAAATAGCAATTTGTCTTATATTTGAATGCTGGAGAAGCAAAAGCAGGAAGAGGAAGAAGAATCAAAAGAGCAAGAAGGTTTTTCATAATTACTTTAAGAACTTTTCTAGTGTTGGTTTGTTTTTGGATTTGATCTGTTTTTGAATGTAACTTTTTGCAGTTTGAATTGAATTGCATTTGTGGACTTGATGTCCACCATGAATGATTATGAATTGTTTTTTATTAAATGGAACGGCAGCCCATTCCCCATCTTTGGTAACATATCCTGGATGAAATGATACAGCATCAAGTAAAGTTCGGTTTTCTAAATTCATTTGTTAATTACGGAAATAGCAGGTTGACCTTTGATAAACACAGTATCGACAATGCTTTCCAAACGACGAGCAGTGGAGATACCAGTATTTGAATAAACTGGAACATGAATCATACCAAACGCTTTAGAATAATTGTCAATGTCACCTGAAACAAGTTGACCTGTTTTGATTCGATCAGAATCATTAGGACTCAAACGAATCACACGACCGATGGTTTGACACATTTGAATGACATCCATCTGACGCATCATAACACATGCTGTCAACCCAGGGCAATCGATACCCTCAGAAAGAATACTATAGTGTAGAACAACAAACTTTTTGTCAGGATCTTTACCATATTCCTTCAAAGTCTGAAAGAATACATCACGATCAACTTTTTTGTTATTGATAAATGCACCATACTTTGCAGTGATCCAAAGTACATCATAACCTGATGAATGCATTTCATTCATAAACTCAGTCTCAGCAATCATACGAATCATAACTTTAGTATTCGGTGCTGCAATCAATACCTTCTGCATATTATCCTCATTCAAAATAGTATCCAGAAGAGTCATGCAATCACGTTCAGCACCATATTCTTTATCACGACTCATATCAATCGATTGAACATTAATCTTAGGAGGAAGAATATATCCCTTTTCAACAAGTTCAGTTGCAGATACATTCATAATCACACGACCATAAACATCTACATCATTCATACCAGGTTTTGAATTCGTATTGCTATGCTTTGGTGTTGCAGTGAAAAAGTAACAACGATCTGCAAAGTAACTAAAATGCTTTGTGGATTCAAAAAATGATTTCTTTACACTATTATGTGCTTCATCAAAGTAAATTGTATTTACATCAACACATGCATGAACAATCTTCTCCAAAGAATCATAAGTAGTAAAGATCAACTTATGTCCTTGTGTATTCTCAACCCACTTACGAATCTGACCAGGTTGAGTTGTGCTATTATAATGTGTTTTACCACTACGAACATGAAGTACTGATGCATTCGTAACATGTTCCATAAATTCAGAAGTTAGTTGTTCCACAAGAAGAATACGTGGTGCAACAACTACAATCAGTTGTGAGTTCTTATTAGAAAACTCACGAATTGCATCATAGATCATAGTAATAGTCTTACCAGATCCTGTTGGTTTGATTAATTGACCTTTATCAAACTCAAGCATTGCTTCAAGAGAACGCTGTTGACTGGAACGAAGTTGAGTCATGGTGGTGTTTTGTTGATACTGATAGTATAACATTAAAAAAGACCCTTGGTAGGGTCTTAGTGGACAGTTCTTAAAGTGTCTTAAAGATAGCTAAAGCCTCATCTTCAACCGGGACAAACCTAGTCTACTGGTATTCCGGTCTCTTGTCAAGCCAGTGCAAATGAAGTCGATCCAACACCAGTAACAGTAAAGACTATTCTTCCACCAGAAACAGTGATTTGAACTGGTGTTGCTGATGATGCTGGACTTGCAAAGTTGCCAATAAATGTCGTTGCTGTTACAATACCAGTAACTTTAACTGGACCACGTATATCTGCATAATAATCAACATCAGGATTATTTGTACCAATTGCAAGAAGTGATCCATTTGTAATATGAAGTTGTGATAATGTAGTAATTCCTGAGTTTGTGGAAATATTTACATTATTTAAAACTTGACTTGCACCTGATCCAAGAACAAGTTTATTAGCATTTACACCTACAGTTAAGGATCCAACTACTTCTAAATTTCCACCAACATAAGAATTATTTGTTACTGTTGAAGTTCCAACAACATGTAATGTATTACTTGGGTTTGCAACTCCAAGTCCCAATCTTCCATCATAAGTTAAGGACATTCTTTCAGTGTTTGATTGTCCATATATCCAGGCAAATCTTCCAGTATTAATTCCAGCACCACCAGAATGTAAATAGAACGATAAATTGCCTGTATCATTATTAATAATATCTAATGATTTTGCCAGACTTCCAAATCTAAGTACACCAGTGCTATTTCCTACTCCAGTAACCTGACCTATACTTAATCTTGCTTGACCACTTTCACTAACAATTTCTACCAATGAATTTGTATTTTTACGAATTTGTAATTCAGAACCAGGAATTCCTGTTCCAATGCCAATCCGACCACTATTTAATGCTGTAATTGCAGTTCCACCAGTTCCAACATTAAATTCTGTTGTTACTGTACTAATTCCAGATGAAAGAATATTTGTAGAATTTACACTTGATGCTGTAACGTTTGTAACAGTGATATTTGGACTTCCAGTCAATCCTCTTGCGGTTGATGCAATTCCGACCAATCCACCAAAAAAAGCATTGGTTGCAGTTACTGAAGTGAATGATGGATTAGATGGAAGTTTTGTATTATCAATAGCAGGAAGATAATCGTTTAAAATAGTTCCTGATGTAATATTAGAAGCATTAATATTAGTGATTAATGATCCAACTCCAACAAAAGAGGTTGCAGTAATAATTCCAGATGCTCGTATATTGCCCGTAGAATCGATTCCAACGCCTGCTGCGCCAGTATTTGGGTTTGCTCCTACTTGAAACCTAAAACGTGGGTCTGTGGTCGATATACCTACGTTTCCTTGTGCATAGATACTGGTAAATCCAAGACCTACATCAACATCAATCCATTGAGAAGTTGGTAAGTTTGAAAGTGTTGCGCCATTGCCATAAAAGGCAGTTGCTGTTATAATACCAGTACTCTTCTGTACTTTAATTCCAGTTCCAATGTTTATATTTCCAAGAGTTGATGTTCCATCAACATATAGTGACTGTGTAGTAGTAAGTCCTGTTACTTTTGCAGTTCCATAAACATCTAAAACTTCAGTGGGAATTTGCGTGTTAATCCCCACTAAAGAATTTCTTACGACTAATGCATCTTCATCAACTTGTACACCATTCCTAAAACTAAAAGACTTATTATAATTTGCCATCTTAGATGTTTTTAATTATTTATTGCCAATTTGTTTCTCAAGAACTTCAACTTTATGTGACAGATCCTTAATTGCTTCAATTAACAATGGAATAATCTTTTCATAACTAACTCCAAGATAACCATTATCTTTTTCAATTACTGCATCTGGAAGAACTTTCTGAATTTCTTGGGCAACGACTCCAACATCAGTTCCAGTGTGAGATGAATTTTCATTCCAACTAAATGTGTTTCCACTAATTGAGATCACTTTATTCAAAGCATCTGGAATTGGTGTAATATTATCTTTCAATCTTTCATCAGAACTATAGAATGCAGTAATATCTCCACTTACATTTAAGTCATAACTTATAAAAGTATCCGTAGAAATTGAAACATTACCACCTGAAGTAGCAGATAATACTAAATTACCTGATCTAGTGTCAATAGTCTGATCATTTAACACTGCAATTCTTATATTACCAACTGTAATATTATCAACTTCTGCATTATTAAAGTTAACATCTCCTAAGAAGTTTGCAGTTCCAGAAACTGTAAAGTCTCCTCCAACATAAAGATTCTTTTCAATTCCTACACCACCTTCAACAATTAATGCTCCACTATCTTTGCTTGTTGCTTGTGTAGTATTGAATACTTTAAGTGGAGAAATTGAGAAGATATTGCCATTAAATTTAACATCATTGTTAAATGCAACTGGACCATCAAATTGAGATAATACAGTTCCAGAGTTTCCACCTTCAACAACTAATCTTTCTTTTATTGTAACTTCGTCGAAAACAACACTTAATCTAGATGGATCTTCACCAGTAATTGTTGGAATAGGAATGTCAAAAGTTGTTTGCTCACCACTTGATGCTGAATACTTAGTGTTACCAATAAAGAAATCACCATTACTATTCGTTCCAGTATAAATTACACTTCCACAAGAACTTTCTTGAGATTGTGCTAAGAAATCTTCTTTTTCTGATAATGTTTTTACTTGTAATTGTGGAAGTGCTGTTGAATAGTTACCTGGACCATATCCAAGATATTCGAAAGTATGTCCAGAAGCACGAAGAATTGAAGGTCTACGGAATTCAACTGCAAGAGGTTTAATCTTTTTAATGATTGAATTTGCAGCATGTGTTTTCTTACGTGTTCCAAGAGCAGCACGAATAACTACAAGTCGATTATTTCCTGGTCCAACAAGAGTGCTACTAGCAACTCTCATTATTTCACCATTAATTTGAATATAAGTCCCAAGAGGGAATCTCTTTATAATATTACCGCTTACTGGACTTGTAACTTGAATTGTAGTATCTGAAGTAAATGATACAGCAGTTAAAACATCATTATCATAGAATGTTATATCTCTAACTCCAAGATTTTCATTTGTTTTATCTGATATTGATTCATTTGAAGATATTCCATGCTTTAATGCGAAAGCAGGTGTTGTTGCAAATGATCCAGAAACAGAAACATTAAATGTTGTTATAGTAGGAACTTCTCTTACGATATAATTTCCAAGATTATTTGCATTACTGTCTATAACTTTAACTTGATTTCCTGGAATTAATCCATGAGCACTTGAAGATGTAAAGGTTGCAATTCCAGCAGAAACTGCAGATGTTGAATTAATTGTAATTGAAGGACCTACAACAAAAGCATATTGCCCAGCAACTACCGATGGATATCCAGTGCTTGCTTTTGATACTCTAATTCTACTTGTAGTAAGAACACTATCAATTCTATAATACTCACTATCTAATGTTCCATTACCAGTAATTTGTACAACGTTTCCTATAGCAGAAATAATATCTGCTGCTGCAATTGTAACTGGAGAATCACTTCCACCAATTACAGCTTTATCAAGATAAAGAGTAGATCCAGCAGTATAGAATGAACCAGATTCAGTGATATCTACTGATGTAATTGCACCAGATCCATTAACAACTACTTTTGCATAAGCACCATTCCAAGTCGAAAGAGCAATATTACCGAATACTCTTACATTATAATATGTTCCAGGTGTGTGATCGCTGACATTTGATGGATCAATTGTACAACTTGCGATACCATTTAATCCATGTTCCCTATCAAAAGTTATTGTAACTGTTGTTGATGCTGTAGTTACAGTTTGAATTTTTAATCCAAGACCAAAATCTTTTAAGAAACCATCAATAGTTTCGCGAGTAACACTCTTTTTAAGATCATTAGTTAATACATCACCAACTGGAAATCTCTTTGCATAAGTTGCAGAAGAATTTGGGTTATCATTTGGATTATCTCTATCAGTTTGTGGATAAAGATCAGTGATGTTTTGCGAATATTTTAAATTAGTAAATTCAGTCTCTACTGCATTACCAGCATTTAATACGTATAGATGATATACTCCATCCTGAACATCTTTGATATATGGAGTAATTGATTCTTTTCTATAAATGTAATAATTTGTTTTTACATCATTTTTTTCAAATCTTGGAAGTAACGTATTTCTTACATTAATATCATTTGTAAATGTTCCTGGATTTGCATGAACTAATCCGTTTACATCCGTAGTTGAATATGTAAATGTATAAGCATTGGTAACACTAACAACCTTAAATGTTCCATTATATCCAATATTATCAGATGCAGTCACATTATTAGAACTTTTTACATTCTTAACAATTACAATATCATCAACTTTTAGATTATGTGGATGTTCTGCTCTTACCGTAACAACATTTGCAGATTCACTACAAGTTGCAATTAATCTTAAGTTTCTATTATACTGATAGTCTGATGTTGTTAATGTAGTTAGAGATACGTCATTATCGTTTCTGATTCCAGTATTACTTGATTCTTGAATAACAAATGATTCTAAAGGATCTTTAGTATTGTCACTTTCTTTTGGAATGAATACTCTTAGTTTATAAATTTTTTCATCAAGTCCTCTGTTATCAGCAATTCTCTTTACATATGCTGAGTTTGTTGATGGGGATAATCCAGTTACACCTTGCGCCTCAATTAAACTGTAGATTGCATTTGATTGTGCAGTATGAATGTACCAACCGTTATTTACCGAATCAAATTGAATTGGTGATCCAATATCTCCTGATTGTTTATCTGATACTGTACTTACAACCTTAAGACTTGTACCACCATAAACAGTAATTGGAATATTTAAAGATGAATTTGATAATGATGATGCTAATTTAAATTGAGATGATGATAATGCACCGTCTACATCACTTGTGATTGCATAATAAACTTTATTATTTTCAAGATTTTCTGGTATATCCCCATTATCACTATAAATTCTTACTTTTTCACCAGAGGTTAATTCGTGTGTAGTTGTGGTTGTAAAGATATTTGATGATGGAGTACCTGAAATTGAATATGATTTTTGCGATACAATTGTACCTAAAGAAACATTACCAGAGAATGAATTCACCATATAAATTGGTGCTTCATATGTGGTATTATTAAAATTCAGATATAATTTATCCGATACATTGGCACCAATTCTATATCCTTGAGAAATATTTGGAGGTAATTGATTTGCATCATTATATCCAAAAAGGTATAAATGACTTGAAATACCTACAGATGTTGTCAATCCCACATCAAATGGAATCCAATCGACATTAAACGAAGATCCTGTAATTGATCTTGGTGTAATAATTGAAGTTACATATGCTTGATCATCCTTTTCAAATGCAGTTTTCTTAAATCCATCGGCAACAAGAGAAAACTGACCAAAGTTTGAGTTTGAGTTGGTGATACTTCCATCACCACCAGACTCTGCATAAAAGTGCTTATTGAAACCAATCGCAAATACTGAAACAATCTGAATGAATGCATCATTCGTCAATTTAATATGAGTTTGTTCCCATCCTTGTCTATAAATTGCATCGGAATCCAAATGATATGCAGTTTCTGGATTTGTTGATGAAGATTGAGATGCTAGTGCAGCACCAGTTACTGGTGTTATATTAATTTTTCTATAAATTCTAGATGTTGGATCGTATTTAACAAATGCACGATCATCTTTTTGTAAAGAAACACCAGTAAATTGGGCGACAACCATGCTTCTAAAACCTGATGCCTTGCTACCATCGGCAAGCATACCGTTCATACCCCAAACAGAACGTAATGATACGTTAAAGATGTATGGGGATGCTCCACCAACAGTGTCAGTTTCAATTGTAACCGTTGCAGATGCTGCAGAAGGTGCCGCAGGAAGATTATTTCTTACAAAAGGTAAAACATAAGTAAATTGTGTTGAACTCAAGACATTTTGTACTTTTGTAGAAACATTATAATCTACTGCATTAACTCCATTAATCTTAATTGGAGTTCCAGTACTTAAACCGTGTGGGGTTGTAGTTGTTACTGTAACTACATTGCTTAATGTTAATCCATCTCCAGAAATAATTGATGATATATTTACGGGATCAGTTGCAAATGCACCAACAATTTCCCATTCTGGTCTCTGTTTTGCAAATCCTAATGCCTCTGCAGGATATTTTTCTATAATATCTCTTCCCGATGAAGGGTTAAATGCATTCGAAAGTTTACTATAATAAATGTCAAGATCAGTTAAATTATATCCCGGAACCAAATTAACACCATCTGCATATTCAAATGCTGTTAGTTTATGGTGACTGAATGTTGGAGTTGATTGGTTTACAGATGAAAAATTAGCATCATCTGTATAAACTAATTCACTTTCATTACCATCAAAAATTGAAAACTGCCAAAAATAACATGCACCAGTAATTCTGAAGATTGCTGATGGATCTACATTATCGTCAGTTGGGTTTGGAATATATTTTGGTCTAATCTTAGATTTTCTGAGATCTAAACCTACAATAGATGTTCCTCTTGGAACAATAACACCACCTCTTATACTATTAAACTTATATAAAATATTGTCTTCTTGTGTTAAATCAAAATTAGATGATAATGATAATGAAAATACATCTTGTGCTGATTGCGTATCATCTCCCGATGGCGATACTGCCTTTACTCCACCATCAGTTTTAATTGCAAATCCAGGTCTATTATCAATTACATGATCACCAGGTAACAGTAAAATTGTAGTTTTTTCAGTGATATCATTATCAGAACCTCTTAAGTAAGAAAATCTTGCCGCTTCTAAGAGAGCTCTTTGAATGGTTTTAAATGGTTGTGCTAAAGAATTTCCTTGGTTGGTGATGTTATCAGTAGCATTTAAATCACTGGGACTGACATATAAAATTCTGCCGTCAGTATTTTTAATAAAATTATCTAACTTATTAAGAGGCATTGCTTTATTTCTTACAAAATTAGTCTATGCTTTATTTATGAACACAAATCTTCCCCATCTAATTGATAATCAGTGTCTTCGGGCATATCCTCAGGATTTTCTAATTCTACTGGAAATAAACAAGGGTGCGCTTCCTCATCTATAAGATAGAATGAAGATTTATATAAGTCGTCTGGTTCAAATCTTCTTTCATTATCCGCTAATTTAATTATTTCAAGATCAGTAAGAGCATCTTCTGTTAAGTCATCAAAAGTAAACGGTACGTGATTAATAAAATACATCAAAACAAGTTGCGTTCCTTTATTATACCAACAATATGCTTTGCGTATCCTATAAGACATTTACGTTATTTAAATATCTTGTATTTATTTTAAGTGCGAGTAGGGAGACTTGAACTCCCACGGGCGTAATGCCCAACAGATTTTAAGTCTGGTGTGTCTACCGATTCCACCATACTCGCTTGTGAGACCATTATAACTCAAAAAGTCATAGTGGTCAAGTGCTCCTTGTCGGGATCGAACCGACCTTAGCCGAATTATGAGTTCGGTGCTTTCAACCAGAGAGCTAAAGGAGCATTCGCTATTCGCAAACAGCGAATGGGGATACTGGGAGTTGAACCCAGACTAAGCCCTTATAAGGAGCCCGCTCTGACCATTAAGCTATACCCCCGTGAACCAGATCAATTATAGAGGACCTGGAACTCTTTGTCAACTACCTTCTTCGTGGTCGGTATGTATTCGGATTAGGTCGTCTATTTCGTTCCTATATTGTTTATAAGGAATTAACATAGCGTTACCATGCTCACTTTTGATAATAAAGCATTCACCTTCTTCAACTTTATTGATGATAGCATCAAAATCTTGTTGAAATTCTTCAATAGTTAGAGTTTTCATAAACTGCAAGATCAGCGTATTCGATTTGGTCAGAATTTAAATTGTCTGTAATAAAGTTTGTAACATTCATAAATTCTTCAACTGTATCACAAGTTACAACTTTTTCGTTGCCCTGATCACTTACAAGAAGTACAGATCGAGTACAAACATCGATGACGACTCCAAGCAGACATTCAGCGTTCATTCGTTCGTTTTTTGATTACTCGGATATTATAGGGGATATTTTGGTGGTTGTCAAGGGGTTCTTAAGATAATCTTCCAAGAACCGAACCAGTTCCTGAAAATGTGACTGTTCTTCCAGAAGATCCTGCAAGATAAAATCCACCAGCTCCTGGTGAGGATGGATTATTTCCAGGAGATCTACCTGGTTGTCCTGGTGTTGACACATTACGTTCTACATCAAAACCTGATAATCCGGTACTTCCGGACAACGCAGAAGATGTTTCTTGAGTTCCTCCAGATTGACCCCAAGTACCTCCAGAACTACCATTTCCGCCTCTCCCTCTAGCACCTCCACACCCTGCAAGTCGTCCTACTGGCAGAAGACCACTATCAGGGCAACAGTTTGATCCTTGTGGCGCTAAACCAGTCTGTCCAGATTCTGGTCCAGAAGTTCTTTGGTATCCTTGTCCTTGACCACCTCTACCTCCAGTGGTGTTTCCAGCAGCTCCTGCACATCCATTTACTCTTGTGTATGTTGGTACAGTCGTTCTAACATCATAACGTCCAGTGGCACAATAAGTTTCGTAAATAAATCCTATACAAAGTAGTCTACCAAAAGGTCGAGAGCAAGATCTTCGATCTCTACTGCATATAAAATTTCCCGGTCTAATACTTCTAAGAGTTGCGCCCGCAGGAGCATTAAAACGTTCATAAATATTGCGACCATTGGCAAATACAACTACATTAGTACCAAATCCTCCACTGCCATTATAACAACTACCACATTTCTGTTCAGTAACAGAAGTTGTTATTGTTCTTGTTCCAGTTATACGATTTCCATACCCACCTTGACCACCATCACCACCATTTCTTCCTCTAGCACCCCCACCGCCTCCGCCATAAATTACTCCAGAATTAACTATTGTATAATTTGAAGAGTTATTTTGAATTGCAGTTCCTCCAGTTTGTCCATCAGAACGTGCATTAGTTGCTATTCCTTGGACACGAGCTCCATCTCCACCAGCACCAAGAATGCTTCCAGTGCTGCTATTTGTAAGAGTAAATGTTCCAGATCTTCCATTACTTACCGTTAATGCTGGTAGTGTAGCGTCATTAGATCCTATTGTACCATTATTAATATATTCTTTTTCAACATTGCGTGTCCAATAATTAATACCACCTATAGTAAATGCAGTTTGCATACTTACATTACGTATATCGGCATTATTAACAACGGTAATCTTTGTTACTGCACCATAAAAATCTTCTAAAGAAATTCTTCCAGATGTTGGAACGTTATTATTTTCTGGAATATTTGCTACAAATGTTCCTCCACGATAATATTCGTTCAATGAAGCAGGACTTGTTCCACCAAAATTAGTTTGAAGATCTCCAAGACTAATTGGATCTGGAGCAACTGGTAATGCCATTTATCTTATTTGTTTTCTAAGATTTTTACTCTTTCTTTTAAATCTTCAATTTCTTTATTTTGTTCTTTAATCGCTTCAATTAAAACTGAAACTATATTACCATAAGCAACTGTTTTAATTTCGATTGGATTCCCATCAGAATCATGATCTAAAGAGACATGTACAACTTCAGGTAATACTTTTTCTATTTCTTGAGCAATAACACCAATATGTTTTTTTGTTTTATCTAGTAAATCTTTTCTAGTAAAAGTAACTCCCCTTATACTTAAAACTTTTTGTAGAGGATCATTGATATCTTCAATATTGTCTTTTAATCTTTCATCTGAAAATGCAGTTACATTACCAGAAAAGGTTGAGTTTCCAGTATTACTTGCACTTAATCTAGACCAAACAGTATCACCAGCACTATTCATAAATATAAGACGTGGTTCTCCACCGCCACCATTAGCCATTACATTAATTCCACCAACATTTGGTAAAGCAGTAGGTGGAGTTCTACAAGTTATAACTCCAGTTGCACTAATATTTCCAACGTTTAACTGAGACATATTTTTTTATAATTATTTATTATGATTTTGGATATTTTTGTTTAATTGTATCAATAGTTTGTTTCCATTGGTCATAACCACCATGATATAAAATATCAAATTGTTCTGCAAAAGAAGGATATTCTCTTGCACGAAGTCTTTGATATTCTTTATTATCATATTCAGTTTTTAATCTTGATATTTCAGCACTAATTTCATCTTCATTTGGTATTGATTGTGATGTATCGTGCCAAATAATGTCATCATATGTTGGACCCAAACATGTCCATTTTGCACCTGGACGTAATGAATTTAATGCTTCAGAAATTCCAATATTTCTTTTTGTATTAATTGAGTTCATGCAGAAATCTCCTTCACTGTAAACGAATTTGTTCCCCAGTAATTACTTATATAAGAAGTTCCGCCCCAAAAATTAGCAAAATATAAAGTGAATGTAGTTTTTGCCAAACTTTCGGAAGTAATTAAATGTTCAATAGTTGCCTGAGCATAGTATTCTTCAAGTGAATTTGCATTATTGTAAATTAGGCAATCACTTTCATATCCAGTCTTAGAAATACAAATTGGTTTATCATCTCTATAAATTCTCAAAGCAATTCCATCTTCATTTGAAGTTGAATTTGTGGATTTTACTGTTCCGGACCATTGAACCAATAACTTTGATGTTTTTGTTGTTGGTACAATTGAAACACTTAATCCAGTCGATACAAAAGAAGATGATGTGGTAGATATTTCATTCGTGTATCCAAGTGTATTTGTATTTTCAACTTGAAGTGTACTACCTGAAGAATTTAAAACTGTACTACCATTTAAATTTTGTATTTCATCTACAAGTAACAAACTCATTTTAATTTATTTTATATTTTTCTATATTTATATTAAACAATTATCCATCTAGCACCTGTTGCTACGGTAACATTACCCTCTGCTGTAATTGGTCCTGCTGAAACTGCATTATATCCTGCTCTGACTGTATAATTATCAGTTACAGCATTACGATTAATGAATAAAGGAACTCTAAGCGATAAAATTGGTCCAAGTGCTCTAATTGTTCCACCATTATTACTTATAGAAGTACCTGAAGCAGGAGTATCTCCATATGGTAATCCAAAAAATGAATTTCCATTTCTGTCAATTGATAAAGAAACATAATCGAGTATTCTAATATCACCAAGTGGAATCTCTGGAGTTGCATTAGCATCATTCAATGATGCAAAAAAGAATCCTCCAGTTGAAGGTCCTCTTTGATTAATTAACCAAGTACCACCGTCACTATTTCTATTATTATTAATATAAGTTCCATCAGTAGTATTAATAGTAACAAAATCTGCAATAGTAGTCCCTGTCCTTGGACTTAATACTGTAGCAGCATCTGCTTTTCCTGTTCCAGCAAAAGTTCCTGCTGGTCCTTGAACACCTTGGAATCCTTGAGCACCTTGAGTACCTTGAACATTTCCTGGCAATCCTTGATTACCTTGTAAACCTTGAGACCCTTGAGATCCTCCTCCCTGCAAACCTTGACGACCTTGAGATCCTCCTCCTTGCATTCCTTGATTTCCTTGGAGTCCTTGAGATCCTCCACCTTGAATTCCTTGAGTACCTTGAGTACCTTGAACACCTTGATTTGCTCTACCTTGAGTACCTTGATTTCCTTGACCCCCAAATCCTTGAGTTCCTTGTAATCCTTGAAGACCTTGAACACCTTGGAATCCTTGATTTCCTTGAACACCTTGACGACCTTGGCGACCTTGAACACCTTGAAGTCCTTGAACACCTTGGAATCCTTGGTTTCCTTGAACACCTTGGACGCCTTGAGATCCTTGAGATCCTTGAATACCTTGAACACCCTGAGATCCTTGTCTACCTTGAGTTCCTTGAAATCCTTGAAGACCTTGAACACCTTGAGTTCCTTGAATACCTTGAACACCCTGAGATCCTTGTCTACCTTGAGTTCCTTGAATACCTTGAGTACCTTGAGAACCTTGAATACCTTGAACACCCTGAGGTCCTTGTCTACCTTGAGTTCCTTGACCTCCTTGAACACCTTGTAATCCTTGAACACCTTGATTACCTTGAAGACCTTGAAGACCTTGGCGACCTTGAGTTCCTTGAATACCTTGAGTTCCTTGAACACCTTGGACACCCTGAGGTCCTTGTCTACCTTGAGTCCCTTGAAGACCTTGAGATCCTTGAATACCTTGAGTTCCTTGAACACCTTGAACACCCTGAGGTCCTTGTCTACCTTGAGTCCCTTGTAATCCTTGAATACCTTGAACACCTTGAGATCCTTGAATACCTTGAACACCCTGAGGTCCTTGTCTACCTTGAGTCCCTTGTAATCCTTGAATACCTTGAGTTCCTTGAACACCTTGAACACCTTGAGGTCCTTGTCTACCTTGAGTCCCTTGTAATCCTTGAATACCTTGAACACCTTGGATACCTTGATTTCCTTGAGTTCCTTGAAATCCTTGTTGTCCTTGAATACCTTGCAGTCCCTGAATACCTTGAGTTCCTTGAATACCTTGAACACCTTGAACGCCTTGGTCTCCTTGAGTTCCTTGAACACCTTGAAGTCCTTGAACGCCTTGGTCTCCTTGAACACCTTGAACGCCTTGGTCTCCTTGAACACCTTGAACGCCTTGATCCCCTTGAGTTCCTTGAGCTCCTTGTCCTGCAAATAATCCAGCTAATCCTTGAGCCCCTTGATTTCCTTGTAATCCTTGAGTTCCTTGCGCACCTTGTGTACCTTGTCTAAAAGCACCTTGAATTCCCTGTCTGCCTTGAGTTCCTTGTTGACCTTGAAATCCTTGAGTTCCTTGGATACCTTGGATACCTTGGATACCTTGTGCTCCTTGATCACCTTGAATTCCTTGAATACCTTGAGTACCTTGAGAACCTTGAGTAGTTCCAGCTAATCCCTGATTACCTTGAACACCTTGAACGCCTTGGTCTCCTTGAACACCAACACCTTGAGTTCCTTGAAAACCTTGATATCCTTGAGTTCCTTGTCTTCCTTGACGACCTTGAGTTCCTTGAACATCACCTTTTAAACCTTGAATTCCTTGACCTTTTACTCCTTGTGAACCTTGATTTCCTTGAGAACCACTTTCTCCAGAAAAACCTTGATTTCCTTGAAGTCCTTGAGAACCTTGATTTCCATCAATACCACCTTCACCTTGAATTCCTTGAGTACCTTGAGATCCTATAGTTCCTTGACTTCCCTGAGATCCTAATCCTTGAGTCCCTTGAAATCCTTGAGTTCCTTGAATACCTTGAAGACCTTGAACACCTTGAGAAGATTGTGTTCCTTGAGTTCCTTGAACTCCTTGATTTCCTGATCCTTGCAGTCCTTGTCTACCTTGATTTCCTTGAAGTCCTTGAGTTCCTTGAGAATTTTGAGTACCTTGACTACCTAAATTTCCTTGAACTCCTTGACGGCCTTGACGACCTTGAATACCCTGAAGTCCTTGAGTACCTTGAGCACCTTGCGCTCCAACAGGTTGTGCCCAAGTAACTCCAGTTCCAGTTGTAACTAAAACCTGACCATTTACTCCAGGAACATTATAAAAATCATATATTGCTCCAGTTATTCTTAAATTTCCTTCAAGATGTAATTTTTGACTTGGTATAGATGTTCCAATACCAACTCTGGCGTTAGAAGATTCGTAATAAAATTCAGGAGCACTTAAAAAATCACCATTATTATTGAATATAATTTCCTTATTATTTCCAGGTGCAAATACTCTAATTGTAGATATAGTTCCAGAAGCAGTAGCTACAATTGCATCACCCCTAAAATCTAATTTATTGACACTATTCGCAGTACCAACAAGAGATCCTTCATCAAAAATTGATATTCCACCAACAAATTGTGCCGGAGGAACAAGTTGCCAATATCTATCAAAGGTAGTGCCATTATCAATGGTAACTAAAGTGTAATATTTGTCGGCAATAGGTAAACTTTTTTCATCAGGAAATCCAAGATTTGGTTCCGCATCATTTAAACTTAAATATAAATGTCTAGTAGTACTTAATCCCCAAAAAGGACTAACTTTTGCTCTTCCACTAATATAGTTTGCCATTATTATACCGTACTATTCTCCAAAATACTACAAATAAATTCCATTTGCAGTGGACCCACTTTTCCACCACTAACATATGTATGTTGAATTCCTGCAATCACGCCAGCATTTGTTTCAAAAATTGTGCTTCCAATTCCACCAGTTACTTTTGAAACTTTAAATGAAGTTTGAGGTGATGGGAATATTGTTGTAGTTATTCCACTCCCTGGAGGACAAGTAAATGCAAGACCTGACATGGTAACTTCATCATTTACTGAAAAATTATGAGCACCATAAGTAGTAACAGTGGTCAATCCAGTTGAGTTATCATATTTGCAGTCATAAATTGTGACTATTCCAGACTGTGATCCACTGACTACAAGAGAATCTGAAATAAGTGCATTCCTTTCCAGTACAAGACGACCATCAATTAAAATTACTGCATCATTTGGCGGTATTTCTACTTCTTTAGCAATTCTATTATTTCTTATATTTTTAGTTCTATTTGAAAGTCTTCTATGAGAAAATGTTACTTGTGGATATGTATTAACACCAACATTAGATACTTGAGCGTACAGCAAAATTGCAGAAACTCCAACTGGAGTTGTGTATATAACTTGCTCATCCGGTGCTACGGGAAGAGCAATGGTTATAAATTTATTAAGTGGTGCAATTGCCATATCTTATCTCAATGCAAGAATTAAAGGTGTAACTTCTGCCTGTATCGCTCTACTAAAATCTCTTCCTCTAATAGTATTGGTTGTTTGATCGATGACCAACCCTTCACCAATTTCAAAATTACCTTTTTGGTTTGTACTAGTAAATGGAATTTGTGCTCCATTTCTAGCAACAATTTGGTTTTCTTGAATAGGAACTCCACCCTTTTGAGGTGTTGAGGTATTTATATCTGTTCCTGTGCCAATATATTCGAAGGAATGTCCAGTTGTTAAAATACGACTAATTCTAAACATTTCAATTTCAGATTCTTTATCAATTAAATAAGGAATAACTTCATTAAATGTAACTGTACAAATTCCAACAGTTGCATTAGTTCTAGTCATTACTGGCATCACTTCATCTTGAATTGCCGTAGTAATAATGGCAAACAAATTATCTACAGTAGTTCTTTGATCGGCACAGTCTAAGGCATCATAACCTGGAGTGTTTGCAGGATCTGGAATAACTGTGTTATCAATGAATTGGGAAATAGATGAATATGTTGATGCATCTGGATCCATAGATTGATTATTCAATGCCAATTTTGCATAATCTCTTGCTACATTGAATGCATAAATTGTGGCATCTTTATATGCAGTTACGTAACCACCATCAACATAAATTTTTGCTGCATCGTATGCTTTATAATTTCCACCATATTTTAAATTATAACAAACAGCATCTAAAACTAGTCCAATGTCTCTCTCACAAATAGTTGTATCTGGATCATATGGTAATCCAGATTCATTAATCATTTTACCGATTGCGATGTCCTTAATTAATTCTCTGTTTCTAGTAATCAAATTATAAGCATCAGCATCTCTATTATTTACTGGTGTTGGATTTGTTGATTGCTCAACAGTATAATAAATTGGTTCCATATTTGGAACAGCAGTTGCTACTCCACCTTCAATTAAAATTGCTAGATTTTGTGATGGTAAATAATTTCTTCCACTATTAATAACATCTATCGCTAAAATTTCTCCAGTATTTTCATCAATTGTTGGACTTAATTCCGCAATAATTCCTTCTGGACCAAGAGGAGAAGTACTATTATTATTATCAAGATCAATAAGAACAATATTTGGCGGTGCTGAAGGACTATATCCAGATCCACCATTTGTTACTGTTACAGTACCTAATCTCAGTAAAGGTGTATTAATTTTAGTTCCATCTACATCAATTTTAAAGAATAATGCTTGTCCATCATAGGGTTTTCTAATATTTCCAGTTCTATCAGTCACTGCACTAAAAACTACAGTATCAGTTTCTTGAGCAGTATCTTGCTGAACTTCTGCAGTAAATTCAAGTGCTCCAAGACCATCGGCAACAAGACCAAAATTACCAAAAGATGAATTAGAGTTTGTTAGGTCGCATTGTCCACCAGTATCACAATAAATTGCAATATCACAGTTAATAGTAAAGATGGATACTAACTGAGCATATCCATTGTTAGTAATAGAAACACCAACACCAGCTTCATTATATTGTGTGAATGAATCGCAAACCATACATTTCAAATCTGCACCAATTGTAGATGCAGTTGCATTATTACCATCAATTTTCATACCAATACTTTCTTTCATGAAGTTGGTACAATTTCGAATATAAGGAGATCTCCATCTACCACTCGGACCTTCGCCAGTTGGTCCTGGAGCAATATATCCACTTAATGCAAATTCTGATGGATCTCTTGGTGGGAATGCAACAGCACCTCCTCCGGGATTAGGAGTATTAATAGATTCACATGCAAAAGATAAGTTTTCAATTAAACAACCTCTTCTCACATGGAATACATCTCTACCAAGATTTTTTGGAATTACATTTACAAGTCTTAAATCTTGCCCAGAAACTGTTACATCAGTTCTTAGACCAACTGGATTATTTTCAACGTATATTCCTGGTCTAACAAAGATAGTATCTCCAGGTTGTGCAATTTCTGCAGCAGCGCCAATTGTAAGTTTTGCACTTCCTTCAGTTTTTCCAGTATCATGATCATTACCATATTTTGACACCCAAATTGTATTTTTGGACTGAGCACCAGGAGGAGCCCATATCACTTTTCCATCTGGAGAATTTATAGTTGGTGCAGCACTTGGACCATCTTTAATAATTGATGTTATGATTCCAACACAACTATAAATTGCAGAAACTACGTTAGCGCATCCATCTGGATCAGTATTAGATCCAACTGCAGGATCATCTGAAAGTGTAAGATCTTTAACTTGTCTTATACTAGTAATTCCCGCAATTGTTCTATTGTTTGGAAGTACTGAATTTCCAATAGCAAATGTTACAATTCCTACAAATGAATTAATTGCAGATGCTTGATCAGAGCAATCGCAAGATGTTGTAAAATCATTTGTTGCGCAACTTGTTTGATAAACTCCAGGAACTCCTGATATATCTCCAATAATTGAGTTATCTATAACTTGAGTAAATGTATTAAATGATCCAGAAGCTTTTGTAACAGTTTGGTTGCGAATTACTTGTATCGCAATTTTACTGACTTCTCCATATGCATAAATTGATTCTTGAATTTCACCTTCTAAAAGTTTTGGATTATCAATATAAAACTTAGCAGCATCATATACATTATTATTACCACCATATTGAATATTATAAATGATTGCATCTAATATTAACTTAATATCATCAACACAATTTTCATTTCCTCCTGGTATTACTAATGATGGGAAGTTATTGAGTGTTCTTTGTACTGCTTCATATGCAATAAAGTCTTTATTAAGTGTCAGTAATCCTCCAGCATCTGCACTTTTTCCGTCTATTTTTTGATAAGATACTGGAGGTGTTGCATTATTTACAACATATCTTGCATATTCCGCTGCCTTTTGAATTGCATCGATAGATGCTTGTTTTACTTCAGGAGTTTCAATATAAAGAAGTGTAGTTCCATCATAATATGATAAACCAGCACCAACGCTTGCAGAATTTCCCCCTTTAGTAATATCAAAAGTTATTGCTTTTAAAATGTCTTTAATATCATCTTTACATGATTCATAATCATTTGTGGTTATACTAAACTTAGGTACTTTATAATCTGAACTAGTAATAAATCCTATTGCTTCTTTTGCAATATAATCAAGATTTAAACGAATTAAGTTAGCGGCATCAAAAAATCGTCCTTCTATTATTTCACCAAGAGTATTGATCCCAATAGTACTAAGTACAGATCTTGATACTTCATAATATTCATTAGTTCTATAATCTACATTGTCGTTATTATCATAGATTGCTTGAGAAAATTTTACATCTTTCGCTAATTCAATGTCTTTATCAGGATTATTTGTTCCAATACCAACAGATCCAATTCCAGTTGTTGTGATTACATCGCCATTTGGACCAACTGATAATGTAGATTTTAATTCTGTAGATCCATCAACTGTTAATGTAGAATTTAAATCTGTTATACCACCGACAGTTAATGATGAATTTAAATCTGTTGTTCCATCTACATTTAATGATGAATTTAAATCTGTTGCACCTTCAACTGTTAGATTATCTAGTAAATTAGTTTCACCAGATACTGTTAATGTATTTCCAAGGGTTGTGGCATCAAAAACATCTAAAGTAGAATTTAACTCTGTTGTTCCATCAACTATTAATTTATCCTTTAAAGATGTAATTCCAACAACTGTTAACTGTCTTTTTAATAAAGAGTCACCTGCTACTTCTAATGTATTACCTAAAGAAGTAATTCCAGTTACTGTTAATTTAGATCTTAAATCTGCATCACCAACAACTTTTAGTTTATCATTTAATGTTGTTATTCCTACAACAAATAGAGATTTATTGAGAGAAGTTATTCCTATTACATCTAAACTATCCCTTAATAATGTAGATTCTGTAACAGTTAATGTTTTTGCTAATGAGGTAATACCTCCAACATTTAAATCATCTTCTAAATTAGATACCCCAATTACTCTTAAATTATTTTCTAATCTAGCATCTCCTACGAGAGTAGATAATCCAACAACATATAAGTTTTCATTTATTCTTGTTGACTTATCTACTTGAAGTGTATTATATAATCTAGTTGCCCCAAATACATCTAATTTTCCTGATATTGATGTATTACTTGATACTGATAATGTATTATCAATAAAGGTTGGACCAAAAACATTTAAATCCTCTTGTAAATTAGTTATTCCAACTACATCTAGGGTAGAATTTAATTGGGTGGCCTCGGCAACAGTTAAAGTAGAATTTAAAGCTGTTTCCCCCTCAACAACTAAAGTAGAATTTAATTGGGTCTCATTGGCAACAGTTAGTGTAAGATTTAAATTTGTTGCATTATTAACATTTAAAGTATTTTGTATAAAAGTATCATCAAGAACAAAAAGATCAGAACTTAATGTAGTTGTACTTGCGACAGATAATGTGTTAAATAATTTGGATGGGGATGTTACTAATAATTCCCCTGTAATTGTTGTAAATCCAGTAATATATGCGTCTCTAGTTAAAAATAAATCTCTTTCTCCTAATATGTCTTCAGTAATTCTTACAGTTCCAGTGACATCAAGTGTATATGTAGGAATATCGTTATTAATACCAACGTTTGAATTTCTATAAATATCTGCCCCATTTGAGGTCCAAAAATCCTTAATTGTAATATCTGCTACATAAGGATTAGTTGGATTTACAGTTGCTTCAACTAATTCATTAACAGTACCACCAGAATTTGTTATAAAATTGATACCACTGAATGAATTACCAACCCCAATTTCATCACCCTGATCAAATATTCTAATTCCTTCAGTAAATGTTGGTTCAAGTACTGTCCACTTGATACCAAATTCATCCATACTCAGATAAAAACCAATTCCACCATTTAAATTATCAGAATCGTAAATATATTCTTCAATTCTTACACTTCCCCTAACATGAAGGTCTTGTGTTGGGTCAGTTACTCCTATTCCAACAAGTGCTGTTTCTGCAGTTGCATTTAATACTGAACCTCCTGGTCCAACATCAAATCTATTAGATACTGTTAAAATTCCAACTCTTAAAAATTCAATTTCTTTATCTACTACAATATCATTTTCAAATCTAACCTTATGCTGAAAATTAGTTCGATTATCATAACCAAAGAAATTTGCATTACCGAAAACATTTAAATCTTGAACATCAAGAGGTTTAATACGAAAATCATAGTTAAGATTTCTGTAAATAGTTACATCTTTAAAAAATGTAGTATTTTCGTTAAAATAAGCCTCTTTTCCTGTTACGGTAATGTCTGCCATATGTTTTTATGCTGTTGTTTGATTGCTACTAATTGCATCACCAATAAAATTACCTACGGCGTCACCGGCAAGTCCACCTATAGCATTACCAGCAACACTACTTACGGCATTACTTGCTAATGATGTAAGAGCACCTTCAGCAACACTGGCAATTCCTCCAGTGAATAAATCTGAAATTATATCTGCTCCTACAAAAGTACCTGAAAAAACTTTTTTTCCAAAAGTTTCTAAAATTGCATTTCCTGTTAGTGCTGCAATATCCGCTTTATTTCCACTCATCAATATTCTACCAGAACCAGAGGTTAAATTTAAATTTCTTCCTGCTTTTATATCAATATCTTCGTCCGATTCTAGCATTATATTTTTTGCTCTAATTCTAACCTTACCATTTCTCTGAGCAGTAATGCATACATCCCCATTTAAACCCGCAATTACAATATCAATGGCATTATTTTCACTTTTATGACCTGCCATAATTTCAATTGTTCTATCATTATAAATCCGATAAGTACCTCCTTCAGTTAGTCCAACAAGACTAACATCTTTAGAATCTGTTACCGCATAAATGTCATAAACATTTGGTCCATCTAATCCATTTTGAGGATTACTGACATCAATTCTAAATTTTGGACCAAGGGAAATGTGATTTCTTCTTTCCCAATTTTGGTTTGGAGTAGAGCAAGTATCAGACATTTTATGTTATACAATCAATAACTATCTTAGTTCCGTCTTTTTGTATTCCTGTAGTATCTTTCATCGTAACTTTATTTGATGCCTTTAATTCTTCAGTAATTTCTCCAAGAATTGGAGTTAATAAAGCACCAGATCCAGTTTCAGATTGTATTGTAATAACAGGTAAATCAGTAGTTTCTATAATATTTATGGGTGTAACCTTAATTATTGTTCCATCGTCATCAACATCAAATGAATATTCATTTCCAAGATCATCTTGTATGGAATCATTATTTGTATAATCGCTTCCACCATCCGTAATTGCAACATCAGTTACTGTATAACTATCAGTCTCACCAACAGGATAAGATTCTCCAATTTTAACCAGATAAATCGCAATTACTTTTCCATCTTTAATAATAGATCTAGCAACAGCACCATAACCTTGATCACAATCATCTTCAAATTCTACAAATGGAGGATACCTATATCCACTTCCGCCATTAGTAACTTTGACGCCAATAATACTTCCGGTTCTTTGCCCATTTCCATTTCTAATATAATTTCCCATAATAACTTTTGCAGTAGCACCTGATCCAAGTCCACCAAAAATGTTAACTATGGGTGGTTTACAATCATCCTCTTCTCCACTAAAACAATCTCCAAGTGGACTTTTCTTTTTGTTTTTCTTCTTTCTAGTCCTTTCATCATATATATCCCATTTTCCATATTTTTCATCAAAAGTTTTATTTGCTTTAGATTTTTCTCTTTTTCCAGAAGTAACTGAAAACTCTCCATTTAATTTTTCACTTGGTTTATAATATGAAAAAGTAGTAAGGTAATCATATTCTGATGCCTTTCCTTGATATTTTCTCACTACTTTCAAAGTATAAAGTCCTTTTCCTATTACATTTTTTACCAAAATTACTTCAGAATTGCCTGGAGATACTAAAAATCCATTCCTTTCAACTTCAGCATTCTTTTTAAAATCGTCTTCTACAAGCAATGTAAAGGAATCACTATCTTTATCCGCTCCGAAAGGACTAACCAATTTAAGAGATCCAATAAATCCCTTTTGATAATCTGGACCTCCGGGATTTAAATTTGAAGTAAATACATTTTCTGACACTGCAGAAGATCTTCTATTAGGATTACCTTCTTTATATGCAGTATCCATATCCTTTGCAACTTTTCTAGATAAAACTTTAGAACTTTTTGGTGCTTTATGACCTTTTCCAACAGTCCATTGTTCTACAACATCATTACACTTTCCTTCATCTTGATTACAATCAAAAAATCCACCAATTGGTTTAATAGGAGGTACTTTACCTCTCAATAATTCTTCAACATCAAAAGAACCTGCAAGAATTTTAGAAACTCCATTTAATTCTGATACAAGTTCATCTGAAATATCTGTTACAACAGAATTTAATAATGATCCTGTAAATTGAGTTCCTGCACAAGTTCTAATTTTTTTAACATTTTTTCTAAGTTCTTTTACAATGTCTTGAGAACTTCTTGGAAGTTTTCTTACTACTTTATTTGCTGCACATGCAATTTGTTTCTCTAATGCTTTCACTGGTATAGTTAAAGCAACTTGTGCTGCAACTCCAGCAGCATGTGCAATTGCAGCATTTCCAGTTGCCGCTAAAACCTGAGAAAATATAAATTTATATAATGCATCCAATCCCTTATTTAAAATTGGTTCAAGTTTACTAAACAAAAAATTAAACATACTGCCAACGAAAGGATTTACCATGGCAGTAACAGCATCTATAGTTTTACCAACTTCTCCTCCAAGAATTCCCGATGATAAATTACCTATTGCACCACTAATTCCTTGTTCAACAACTCCTCCTATTTCTTGTGCTGTTGATGATCCACCAAGAAGATTTCCTACTGCACCACTAATTCCAGATGATCCTCCTACAAGATCTCCAACTGAGTTTGTGATTATATTTCCTATAGATGATCCACCTGCAAGACCACTAATAGCATTTCCAATTGCATTTCCTACGTTACCACCACCCAAAAGATCGCCAATACCAGTTCCTCCCCCAAGATCTCCAATAGCGGTTGTAATAACATTACCAACTGTTGAACCACCAGCAAGATTTCCAATGGCATTTCCGACAGTATTTGCAATATCGCCACCACCTAAAAGACCACCTATTGCACCTCCTATTCCACCGGATCCACCTGCAACTGATCCTATTAAACCACTAACAACTCCACCGATTGATCCTCCACTCGCTAATCCAGAAACGGCAGATGCAATTGAACCAATACCACCCAATCCACCAATTCTTGAAAATAAGTTACCAATTTCTCCTGTAATTGCACTAATACCTGTTGCAGTGCATGAATTTGCTAATTGTATTTGTGTTCCTAATCCACCCCAAGCATAATAAATTTCTTTACATTTTTTTATATCTCTTGCTTTAAGTGATGTCCCTGGTGGAATTGATAATGGTTGTCTTTGGGCGTTTGAATTTTGTTGATTTATTTCATTAATTGCATGAGTACCATTTGGAGGAGTTATTTTAGAATCAAAACCTGTAAATGGTTGGAATGGTGCTTTATATGATTTTTTTCCTACATACTCAGTTCTACCAAATGCTCCCATGATCATGGGAACTTGACCATTATCTCCATCTAAGAAAAATCCTACTACAACATCACCTGGTCTTAATTTTACGTTCTCCCCAGTATTTGCTGCTCCTGTTCCCGCAGTTGAAGGTAATAATGCACCTGCCCATGGTAAATCTTCGTCTGATAAATCTGCAGTACTATATGGGTGATAACCCATAATACGAACTTTATATCTATTTCCCCACCCTTCACCATTTAATTGCTTTTCTTGAGCTTGAGGTGGTGCTATTTGTCCAATCCACCATCGAAATCCATCTCTACCAATAAAATTAGTTTTTAATAAAGAAGATTCTACTGACATTGTATGTTATTTTTTTCCGAATGTATCTCTTACTAATCTCATAGATGTATAAGAACCATTATCATCAAAATGATGACATAATTCCTTTATCATATATAGTCCACTTTGATCAGGATCATATTCATCAGAGTTTGATCTTGATACTTTTGGAAACTTACATTCAATTACATCTCCCGCTTTTAAATTAGTATTTGACGGTACAGTCATACTTACAGTTTGTGTAAACAGTAAATTATACCTCATGATTATCTGTGACTGATATTTAAGAGGTTCTTCTGTTTTTGAAGTACTTACTCCAACTTGCAATACTCCAGTGTCTAATACTCCAGTAAATATCCTACTAGGAATTTCTCCTAAAGATTTATTATTATTTGTTGGAACATTCGGAATTTCTACTTGATTTAATCCTAAATTTTTTACTTTATTTTGATATTGATCTAATTTATATTTTCCTTCTTCAGGATTGGTAAATTTAAATGATAAAGGATCAAAATAATATCTAACGCTTGAATATGTCCCCAATCTTAATTTTTCTAAGAGATTCTGATTTCTATCAATACTATAACTTAAAATAGTAAAATCATTATTTCTTTCAATTTCAGATTTATTAACATCTGTGTAGATATATTTTGCTATAGATTTTTGCTCACATAAAGAATCAATTGATCTGAATTGAAATCCTTCTTTTGTTTGGTAAAAAACAAACCCAGCAGAAGCATCTTTAGATATTGCAGGAACTGCCTTTGACGCTAACCACACTAAAACTGAAAATGGTTTTTTTAAATTTCCTATGAATGAGTATGGAGTAATACTTTTTTCAATAGTTCCTATTTTGGAAGTTTTTAAAATATTTTTTAAAATAGAAGATACGTGCTCATCTATAGAAGACTTTTTATATTTTTGATATACTCTTGCAGTTTCATTTGTAATCGCTTCTCTAGAAACTAAGTTCAATACAAAAGTTTCTCTTTGCGATTCAATTGCAACATCACTTATACTAGAAACATAAAAATAATCTTTAGTGTTCTTTGAAAAATCTAATCCTGGATTATTTGAAGTATTACCACTTATTTTTAATGCCAATCGTTCCCCACCTCTTAAAGGAAGTCCTGCATATAAAGACTGTTTTTCAGAACTTTTACCATTTGCTGGTGCAATTGTATCACCACCATCAGCAACTCTAATTTTAAGAGTAATTGTTGGGGAAAAAATATCTTCATAATAATCTATTGATACTGTACCTGATTTAATATCTACAGTTCTTTTACCATCACTAGATTCTAATAATATTTTTTCATATATTGATCTATTAAGTGCTGATGCCATATTAAGTATAAGATAAATCTAATAATAATTGTTTTTTGATAATACTATTTACATTACTTCCCACAAATATAACTGATGGTTTACTGGATCCCATCATCATTGGAGGCATTTGTGGGGAAGAAACTACATTATCAATAAAAACTATATCTTGCCCCTTTCTTTCTGGAGTTATAGAAGGTGTAGATGGTTGTTGAGTTTGAAGATTTGCTGATGGTAATTGTTGTTGTTTTGCTGGATCGGATGTATTTGATTGTTGCGCTAATGATGTTGGTTGAGATGCTCCAGTAGATGGATTTCTTGTTAACGATAGTAAGGAAACATAAGGTGCTGGATTTAAATTACCATTTCCTCTACTATCATATCTACTATCAGCATCGAAGTGTATATGAGGCCCTGTAGATCCTCCAGTACTTCCAACTCGCGCAAAAGAAGTATTTGCTGGAATTTTAGTTCCTTTTGAAGTATATTTTGGTCTTTCATATAAATGCGCAAATCTCAATTGAACCTTATATTGGGGAATCCACATATCAATTACATGTCCATATCCTCCAGGTTCAAAAAGATATCCAACAACTTCAGAATCTACTCTTAATGAAATATAAGTTCCAGAATCCGTTGCAATATCAATACCAGAATGATATTTATCATCACGCATACCTTTTAAACTAGTTACAACAATTGATGGGGATTTAACTCCACCAATCAATTTTGTGATGTCTTGACCTTTATAAAATTTTGCATTTTGATTGAGTTGTGGTACTTGTCGTGTTGGTGATTGTGGTTGTTGTGGTTGTGGTTGTTGTGATGGTGTTGGAGATTGTGATTGTGATTTTGGAGTGGATTTTATTTTTTTTAAAACTGCGGAAGTTTCACTCCATGGAATTGTTGCTTTATTTCCATAATATCCATCCCAGTATCCTCTACCATTCGACATTTTCACTGCGGCAAATTCCATTGATAATAATTTACCAAAATCTTCATCACTTATTTTTCCAGATAACCAGTCATTACCCTTTCTTTTACCTTCAATAATATGAATTGCCATCTTATCTTGATTAGCAGGACTGAATAAATCTTTATCGGGATTTAATTTAGCAGCTTTTGCCTGTTCTCTAACAGTTGTAAATTGATATCTACCGACAGCAGAATTACCTTTACCGTCAAAACGATCACCTGCATATTTTGCTGCTTCAGTAATTGTCATTTCGGATACTGGTTTACCTTTTTTTCTGGTATTTGTACCAGGATACATTGCATCATAACCACCCGAATTCGTAGATTCTCCACCAGCAATTAAATCCAATAATGGTTTCCATCTTCCACCACCTCCACCTCCACCAGATCCTCCTCCACCTGATGGTTGTCCTCCTGGGGGTGTTGTATAATCAGTTCCAGTAGGTGGAGCATCTTCACCAGATTCTAATCCAACTCCCAACGAAGTAGTTAATAATTTTATTGCTTGATCGATATCATCATCTAATTTTTGAACAGATCCATACAATTCATCCATCGCCATTCTAACTTTACCATTACTATCAAGAAAGTCTAATCTGGCAATATTATTAAATGTTGCTCCTAACACTTTAGCAAATCCAGAAAAAATATTAATAGTATTTCCAACAAAGTTTTTCATTATTCTTGTCATTGCAGATGCTCTTGCCATAAACTCTCTTCCCATTGCCATAATTGTTGGAAGATTGTAAATTAACCAACCAGCAAGTAAAGTCCCAGTAAATTCTAATACTCTTTGTAAAAATCCCTTACTACTATCTGCAATAACCGATGATTGTCTTCTAATTGCTGCACCAACAGAAGATGCTTCAAGTAAACTTTTTTGTTCTTTCCTTCTTACATTTTCTCTTCTCAAATTATAAATTGATTTTATACTTGAAACTTGATTTCTTCTATTTCTAGATTGTTTCAAAAGAGTATTGTTAATACTCTTTGATGATCTTAAAGATGACTTAAGATTATTATTAACACCAGAAAATTGATTTGATATATTTTTAATATTAATATTAACCATTGTTATACAACTACATTATAGTTAATTTGAGAATATAACAAGTACATATTATCACTATTAGATGATGAAATTGCTGGAACTTCACTGGCATTTCCAGTTTTTAATGGAACTTGTGGAGATTCTTGAGAATTTCCAGATGATGTTTGTCGATATATTATATTTGGTTTAGGTTCTTGGAGTGGACCAAGATCAATAGGTAATAAATTAGATTTAGCAATATCAGTATTTGTAGCAATTGCAGGAATCTTGATCTGGGGTGATGTTTGATTTGTTGATGGATCAAGAGATTGATTTTCTTGAGGAGTTATTGATATCTCTCCATATTTTGCAGGTTGACTTAAATCTGGTTTAGATTGTTCAGTATTATCTTCAAATGCTTTTATTTTGTTTTCAGTGTCAACTCCAAATTTTATATCTGGAACCATAGGTTGTATTGGAGTTGCTGTTGGTTGTGTAGATTTTGCTGCTGGAGGTTCTTTTTCTGGTTGTAATTTTTCTGATGTTTGTGTATTTACTTTAGTTGTAGGAGTTGTTTGATCTGGTTTAGTTTCTTGAGATTTGCCTAAAAATGTTCCTTCGAATGCTCCAAAATCTCTTGCAATATCTGCTGCCATAACTCCCCATCCAACGACGGGAACTGAACTTAATAGAGAAAGAGCAGCGCCAATTTCATCACCTTTATCATAACGATATGCTGCAGCACCAGTGTTAATTAATGTACCAAGTCCTGGAGTTAATCTTTTAAGAAGTCCTTTACCTACATCATCAAAAGAACCAAATATTCCTCCACCTTTTTTTACTGCAGATTCTGCAACCTCGGAACCAGTCTTAGAAGCAGCTTTACCTGCTGCACCAAGTAAATTTTTTCCAGCATCTTTAACAGAATTTGCTAGATTTCCCAATCCTCTAAATATTCCACCAATTACTCCAGAAACTAAAAACTTTCCTAACTTTGCTGCAGTTGATGTTAGGGATTTTGCAATATCTAAAAATCCTTGATTAATTAAAAGAAGTGTTTTTCCAGCAATTCCTAGTGCTGTTAAAACATTATCTCTAATATCGGATAATTTTTGTTGGGAATCTTCAGATCGTGCTTTAACAGACTCAATTGCTTGATTAGTTAACCATCCCGCAAGAAGAGTTCCAAAAAATTCCATAACAGAATCAAGAACACCTTGAGTTTGCTTTCCAAGACTCGCTATTGGACTTACTAATGCCTTTTGTATCTTTTGTTCAAGTCCAGCAATTGCAGACTCTCTGAGACCTTCCTCTGCTATTCTTCTTTGTTCATATTGCTCTTGACGAATTCTTTCAGATTCAATTAATTCATTATTAGAAATTAATTGTGCTGTTGTAATCAATTCATTATTTAAATTACCTATATTCTGATTGATCGATGAAACCTGAGTTCTTAATCCTTCAAAATCTCTAAAACTTGAAGAAAATTGCTCTTGCTGATTTTTTATTTCATTAATATCAGATTGTATAGTTGTAATGCTATTATTCTGTGCCTTTACAATCGATAAAGTTTCAGGTTCAGCATATGGTTTTGGTCTAATTGGCGCTAATGATCCACCACCACCAAAAGCAGATCCTGAAGATATTCTTGTACTTTTAAATAATGCCTTTCTTCTTTCAGCAGACAAATAGGATCCTGTTCTTGGATCAACACCTGATTGTGCGATTTCTTCGTCAGTAGGATCAGCCATTTGCTTGATTCTTTAGGTTTTCTTCTTCAATATAATGTTGAAGTAAAGTTATATAAATTTCCCTTTCCCAAGGAATCATATTTTCCAACTCTGTTAAAGAATATTTATGGTGCTGCATCAACTGAAAATTAGTTTTGTAGTATGACGCAAGATCTTCATGCGCCATACCTATACGAAAAAAGATGATAATCCCTCAAGAACAACTTCACTCTCAACTTGAGTATTTGGATTCTTAACAGAAATTACATGAGAAAGTCTTGGCATGGTGGTAAAAAATCTTTCGATCTCTTTGAATTGTTTAGAGTTTAGTTGCTCAATAAACTGAGAAAGATCTTTTTTAGTAAAATCTGAAGCATTCCAAGACTCTTCTTCACTATAAATCTGATCAATACATGATGAAATCAGGTCAAAAGTATCATCAACACTAATATCAGTATTGTTAAAATTATTCTTAATAAATTCTGATAAAGAAGGATACTTCATTCTAAGTGTTAATTTATCATCCAATTTTATATCTCTTGAATGATCATCACTAATTTTAACTTCAATCTCATCCAGATTAATTGCCACGGGAATTTGTGTAGATCCATCATCTGGACAAGTAATTAAAACCTCAACTTGTTCCCCAACAGACTTTCCACGAATATTTAAAAACAGATATTCAATATCAAAGGTAGATAAATCGTCAACTTTAATACCTTTTGACAGAATGCAGTTTGAAATTACAGTTTTAACTGCATTTGTAATTTGCTTTTGATCTTCACTTTCCATTGCAATAATCAAAATCTTTTCTTCTTTTACAAGAAAAGGTCTATATCTAATTTTCTTTTTTGATGAAGGAATTTCCAACTCATAAATCGGAGTTGCAATTGTTGGTAAAGGCATAATATCCTCAATAGTAATTCATTGGAACTATTTATTTCAGAAAACCAGTATAGGGTTTACATTTCCAGGATCGTTTGTAGTACCTCTAACACCACTTTCATTTCCAAGTGATTGTCCAGTTCTGTAAATAATTGGAGATTTTCTCACAATTGGATCATTTTCTCCAGGATTTTGATTATTACTATTTCCAGAAAAAATATTGAAACTCAAATTTTTGCCTGCAACATATCTGTCATAATTAAAACTTGCTGTTACTTTTAAAATTTGAGATCCTTCATAACTTACATAAGAAGAATTCAAAGATAGTGGGAACATACCAAAGAAATTATATTCAATTTCATTTCTATAATCTCTATCAAATTTAAAGATTTTTGTATAATCACACTTATAAGTATTTGGATATCTCATTCTAAAGAAGTACTCAGTTTCACTTGGGTTTAAATTAGAACCACTGGAAATGAATTCCATCCAGTGTTCCAAAAATTTCATCGTTTTATATTGACTATCAACATAAAATTCCAAATCAATTTGAGTAAAAACTCTAGTATGAGCAAATTTTTCAGTAATTCCTGTAAAATTACCTGATACATCTGCTGTTGCAAATGTAGATCCGGGTATTGATGCTGAAGAACATAATAATCCTACAGTTTGATTAATGAATAATGGATCAACACCTCTTCTATAAAGATAATCGCGAAGATCTCCAGACAAACCACCAAACCTAACTTCATAATGGGATGTAAGTGCAAGATTCCCAAAAATAGATTTTATGTCGCTTATTTTACGTGGGATTGCCAATCTAAATACCTTTTATGAGTCTATAATATATGTATGTCATATAAAGGAAAATATCAACCATCGTTTCCTAAAAAGTACAAAGGTGATGTAACAAATATCATTTATCGTTCCTTATGGGAAAGGAGATTTATGAAATATTGTGATACTAATGAAAATATTTTGGAATGGGGTAGTGAGGAAATATCCTTACCTTATGTATCTCCATTGGACGGAAAAATTCATAGGTATTTTCCAGATTTTTATATAAAAGTGAAAGAAAGTAATGGACAGATTAAAAAATATATAATTGAAATTAAACCGAAAAAACAAACCATAGAACCTAAAAAACAAGTTAAAAAAACCAAAGGATATATCTATGAAGTTGTAGAGTATGCAAGAAATCAAGCAAAATGGAAAGCGGCAAAGGAATTTTGTGAAGATAGACAATGGAATTTTAAAATTATCACAGAAGATGAATTAGGTATCTAATGTCAATACAAAAATATTCAAACTTAACTGGATACGAAAAACGTTTAAGTGATTATACAATTAGGGAATTGTATGCACTGGCATCAAAATATAAAATTAAAAGATATAAAACTTATAGTAAAAATGATTTAATACAGTTATTAAAAACAAATCCAGACTTTATATCTGCAAATCCAAACCGTAAAGGTTCCAAAACAAAAACCCCCAAAAATAGAATTAAACCAATTTTATATTTGCTTGATGGAACTGAAAGTCCAGATGAATTAATGAATGATATTTTATCGGTATTGAATAAAGAAGTAACTGTACCAACTCCAGGTAAATACTATACCTTTATATACAATGCAAAAACTCCTAATATTGTTTATGATCAACATCCTTTAATAGGTGCATTGCAAGTTAGACAATGGGGATTTATTGGATTTAATTATCATTGGCCAGAATATCGTCAATATACATGGGAAGAAGTATCAAGTCCAATACTTGAAGTGTATTCATTTGAGATTGATGATTTGAAAAAGATACCATATGCAAAAATGATTAATAAATAACTAAAAAGGATATAAATGCCTACACCTGTATTAAGATATCCAAATAAACAAATTAAAGATATTGATGATTATTTGCAGATATCTATAGTTAAATATCAACCACCAAAACCTACTAGTGGAGGAAATAATTTATCTTTTTTAACCTCAACTGAATTAATAAATGCTCAAAATATTGAGTCCACGATTGCATTTATCATGCTACCTATGCCTCAAAATATTAGTGATGAAAATGCAGTAACTTGGGGTGCTGATGAATTAAATCCTCTTGCTGGTTTGGGGGCAGAACAATTTGCCGGTGCGATTACAAATCCTTCTTTTGCTGGAGGAATTACAGATGCTTTTAGAAATTTTGTAAATGTTGCTGGTGCTACTGCAACTGGAGGAAATCTTCAAGATGCAACAACTTCATTATTTACTTCAAAATTAGTAAATCTGCTTGGAGGAAATACTACTCCAAATTCATTGCTTTCAAGAGCAAGTGGTCAGGTTTTAAATCCTAACTTAGAATTATTATTCCAAGGTGTTAAATTAAGGGCATTTAATTTTGATTTTGATTTTACTCCAAGAGATCCATTTGAAGCGCAAGTAATCAAACAAATTATTAGAACTTTTAAAAAAGGAATGGCTCCCAGAACAAGTGCTACTGGATTACCGGGTTCTGGATTATTTGTTAGTGCTCCAGATGTTTTTAAATTGCAATACAAATCTGGAAATTCTAAACATCCATTTTTAAACTCATTTAAACCATCAGCACTTACCAATATGAGTGTTAATTATACTGGACCTAGTGGTTATGCAACTTATGATGATGCTACGCCCGTTCAAATGAAAATGTCGTTGTCATTCCAAGAACTGAATCCAATTTACTTTGAAGATTATAAAGATTCAGATATAGGAGTTGGTTACTAATGGGATACTTTAAAGAACTTCCAGATTTAGACTATCAATCTCCACTTGCAAGTAGAGTTTCTTCTGATGAATACATTAGAGTTAAAAATCTTTTTAGAAGAACTAAATTACGTGATGATATTTCTAATGTAACAACATTATTTCAAAAATATCAAATACCTGATGGTTCAAGACCTGATTTAGTTGCAGAAGAATTTTATGGAAATGCTGAATACGATTGGGTTGTATTAATCAGTGCTGGAATTACTAATGTAAAGGAACAGTGGCCTTTATCTGATAAAAATTTATATAATTTTTGCGAAAGTAAGTATGGTGAAAAAATTAATGATGTAAGAGTTTATGAAACTATTCAAGTAAAAGATAGTAATGGTAGATTACGTTTACCTGCTGGACTAGTTGTTGATAGTACCTTTACTATTCCAAATCCAGAATCTCCCACACAAACGTTAAATCCCATAGTTGCAATTAGTAATTATGAATATGAAGTTAGAAAGAACAATCAAAAAAGAGGAATTTATGTTTTAAAACAAATCTATCTTCAACAATTCTTAGATGATATGAGATCAATTATGTACTATGACGAATCATCTCAATTTGTAGATCGTACATTAATTAGAACAGAAAATACTAGAAACACTATTTTATGACCATAAGAGTTCTAAACTCTTATCAAATACCATTATATAACGGTGCTTACGGGAGCGTTCTTTCCACTCTCCTTCAGCACCTTTTATTTTGCCACGTGAATGCTTGGTGCCGTCTGAATAGTAGAAATCTTTTTTTGGATCTGTAAGACCACAATACTTAAAGTTACAAGCGCGATAGATTGTGCCAGTATGAAAATCACTATCAGCGTAAGAGATGATTGCTTTAACTTCAGTATCTTTTCGTAACTGTCTAATCGCTTTTGAAACAAACCAAGAAGTGATATTATACTCGCTCTGTTGAGTTTGTGGATGAATGCAGAGTCTTGAGAGTTCGAAGAGTCCTTGTTGCTCATTTCTTTCAAGTCCAAAAGCGCCTTTTGCAATTTCTGGAACAGGCAGTCCTGTAAAGATACAGACCCCTTTTAGTCCACCAATATTTAGAGGTGAGAACTCATTTCTTTGAAACAATCCGTAATTATATCCAGATTTAAATCCTTTAGAAATGTCTTTCAAATAATGATATTCAAGTATGAGTTCTCCTGCCTGTTTCTTAGAAATCCTATCAATATAAAATTCAGATTTCATAAAAAAAAGGGGGAGAACCAACTCCCCCATATTATAGCACTTAATCAGTCTTCTGCCAAGCGGGCGAAGTAAGAAAGGGATGTTTCATCATCATCTTCGTCTTCAATAGAAGAGCGATTAGATGGTTTAAGACTACCCAGTTCACTACGAAGATCTTCAGTCAACTCTTTGGTAGAACCACGATAATCATCTTCATCATTAACTTCGTCATCAATACGACTAGAAGTTTTATTACCAAGAACAGAATTCAAACGCTTTTTGAGTTCATCATAAGTTTTGAATTCTGAAGGAGAAAGAAACTCTGCAAGAGAGTATTGCTTTTTCCAAATACCTTCAAGGGCGTCATCATCATCAAGAAGTGAAGATTGGCGATCAAACTCAGAAGAATCATAGTTACGATAACCAGCAACATTTTTGATCTTCATTTTAAAGTTAGCACCTTTCCAAAAATCAAAAGGATCGATCGCAGTTTCGTCCTCAAATTCAGGTTGCATTGCTTCTTTGATTTTGTCAAAGATCTTTTTACCATATTTGAAGAGGAAAACTTTACCTTCGTTTTCTGGATTGGCAGGATCTTTAACGACATAAATGTTACTAATATAAGTCAATTTACGCTTTTGCTTTCGCGCTTGTTCTTTACCAATATCTGTACCATTGTTCCAAAGTTGTGTATTATATTCTGAAACAGGATCTTTTTGATTTAGTGTAGTAAGACTGTTCTCAATATACCATCCACCTGGACCTTGAAATCCGTGCGAGTAGATCTTTACAAAGGGAAGATCTTCTCCTTCAGGTGGGGGAAGAAAACGAATAACTGCATACCCATTTCCGCTTTTATCAACATCTGGTTTCCACACACGTTCATCGGTGGAAGAACCAACGTTATTCATTTTTTCAACTTCTTTGACCAACTTAGCGGTCATAGAACCAAGTTTAGATTGTTTTTTGAGATCTGAAAAACTCATTTTGGATACCTCGGATTAATTGGATTCGGAGTGTTACTTGGATATTATAACGGATTTTTGATCAGTCGTCAAGGTACTTTCGAAGAGACTTTATGATATTGAACATATTGTCAAAAATTAAATTCATATCAGTTTCTGGGGGAAATCCCATAAGTAATACCGATTTCTTAAGATTTTCTTTCATTTCAATCGCTTGTGGATCATCCGATAAAGATAATCTAGTGTACATAATTTTTTGCTTTTCAAGCAATAATTCAAGTTTTTCAATGTGTTCTAATTTTGATTCGCGTGTCATACTACCAAAACTCAAAACGCTACCATAAAGAAATTCCTGAAGTTCATTAATTTTACGAAGTTCTTCTTGAATTAATTCGGAATTAAAAAATTTACCCATGAATAATTCCTCTTAGGATTTTCTTGTATTTTAACACATCGATATTTAGGAATGGTGAATACTTAATTAATTTTAAACTAACCAATTCCCAAACTGGATCTAAAAGTTTTTCATCAAAAATTTCCCTGAACATGAATATTTTATCATAAATCACTAATGTTTCTAATGAAATTTTACCACTTAGAAACTTTTTTAAAATGATTGGATGATGCCTTGAACAATCAAGAACCTTATCTAAGTTGTCTGAAGACAACAAATCTTGAGACTCTTCTTTAAATATGTAACTTAAACTTTGTTGCCTTTTCATCCATTCTGAATAATTTTGCTCACCTGAATTAATAATTTCACCAATCCACAAATTTTGTGGATTATCTACTGATATAAAGTTAGATAATAAAAAGTCTACAATCTCTTTATCTTCGTATTTTCTTGAAGTGCGCTCAAAAAAATATTTGTCTTTTCTTTTATTAAATGATGCGATAGTGGCACGTGATTTACCCCTATACTTAAAAAAGTCATATTTACTATTCGTAAAATGACTTTTCATTGAAAGATAAGTTTGATATGTTTCAAATGGACTCATAGAGGAAGTTTTGCCCTAGAAGTTTTCTTCATAAAATTAAGACGAACTGCATCCCATTTTAATCGTTCTTTGAGTGGTTTTGAAATAAGTTTTGTGACAGATTCAAATTCTAAATTATTAGATTCGCAATAAAAAACTATTGCGTCAATATAATTCATGTTTTCTTCATAAACAATCTTTTCTATTTCAATAGCAAATTTAGAAGGAGTTAAAAACTTACTTTCTATTGCATTTTCTAAAGTTTCTTCATATCTAGGTGAATATTCATAGAAAGAATCATTTCTTACATTAGACTTTCCATCGTTTCTTATTGCTTTATTTGGTTCCATAGAGCTCCAATTTATCCCTAACAAACTCTCTAATGTATTGGGTGAGTAGTTTGATGTACTTTGATTTGTCATATTCTTCATAGACGACGCATTCTCCATTTTCGCAAGCCATAATG